TAGTAGCCAACGCTTCTATAATCTGTCTTTGGTTTTCTGCTTCGTATTGTGGAGCAGGCTCCGGTATGTATGCTGTTACTTTTGCCATTAGTATCTTCCTCTGTAACTTTCTCTCGCAGAATCTTGTTTTGTATAACCTCCTACTCCAACACCTGAACTTTTAGATGCTGCTGATTTTGTAGCTTTACTTGCATTTCTGTTAGGTTTGTCACTACGATTAAAATCACCTCCAGCAATTCTGTTTTGTACTCTTTGTATGTCAGCTTTTTGTTGAGCAGTTTGTTGTTGAATATTTTTATTTTTCTTAATTAAATCTTTAGGTGAATCATAAAAACCTCTTATCGAACCAGGTATAAACCCTCCAACTGTTTTAGGTTGCATACCCATGAAATTTAAAAGTGCACCTCCTAATCCAAAAGTTACACCAGTGTTAGAAAACATTGGGTTTATGTTTTTACCTTCATATGTTTGATACATACCTAATCTAGGATTATAAAATGCTTCTAATTCTGTTGGTATAAAATCTCCTAGTTCTTCATCATATACATCTTTAGTAAACATCTTTGATTTGGATAAATCTAAATTACCAAATTTTCCGCCAAGATTACCTCCGCCTCCTTCACCATCGCCTTGTGGATATAACAATCTTAATTGTTCAGGTGTTAAACCAACTTGAACAGGTTGAACAGGTTGAGCAACTGTAGCAGCTGCGGTAGGTTGAATAGAAGCTATGCCTGTATTAGAAAAAATAGGATCAATACTTGGTAATGCTTGGTTTAAATAAGTTTGTGCTAAATCAAATAAAGTTGCCATTATCTTCTTCCGTCCGGTTGTGCATCAAGTCTAAAAGTTCCATATCTCCAGGCTTCTCCCGTAGAAGTATTGGCTATTTGAATAGATACTAATCGACCTCTAGCTCGAGTATCTATCTTATCAGTGGTTGATGTAATTGTAAAGGGACCTAATGGTGAACTCACCGCGGTATTATCTGGGTAATCGTTTAAAAATAAAGTTACTTTAGAATTACCACGTAGATATTTAAAATCAGGTATAAATCTTTTAACAGACATAAAAAACTCTCCGTCTCCTCTATAATCGACTACTCCCGTTTGTTGTCCTAATGCACTTCTTCTAGATGTAATATCCCAGTCTCCAGATTTAATAAATGCATCTATCGATGTAGTGCCCGCACTGTTAACTTGATCATCACCTTTTTCATGACAATAGTAAATAGATGCACCATATTTATTAGTTAAGCCACTAATAGCAGCAAAAATAGGTGTGTCTGTAGAATTATAATCTGTAGCATATGGTTCAGGATATACACCTTGATCTTGATAGCTAGATCTGTCTAGGGATGATGTAGTAAATACATTTTCAGAATAATTATAAGTTACACATCTATCAATCTGTTCTGATCCGGACTTAGGATAGAACCAATTTATTTCTGTGTACAACGCATTAGGTGATGAATAAACAATATCAGAAGCATTGTAGTTCAATCCTAAATTATCTCCATCTGTGCTAAATACAAAGTCTTCAACTAAACATGGTAATGATTTTACTGTACCATCAAAGACAAAGAATCCACCTTCAGCTGACATCCAATATACAGCTCCGTTTGCGTAGGATACAGCTTTAGAACTTATACATCCACAGTTAGTACCCACCTGCCTTACAGAAAAAGTAAATGGCGGACCTACAAATTGAATAACATAAGCAGCTTGATCTGTTATACAAAATACATAATCTTTACCTTGTATCGCTGCTCTGATCTCATTACCTGTATCTAATCTAAACGTCCCAGCTGTGTTGGTAGCTGTTGGTGCATACGTATTTAAATCCTCTTGATTAGAGAATCTTACAAACATCGGATCTTGTGTAGCTGAATTTCCGATTGTTGTTTCAGTTCCAAAATGAAATAAGTGTCGATCTCTATCAGATACTAGAGTTACTCGTGTGGCTGTAGGATTGTTTGTGGTATTAAAATTTGTTGTAGTGGTAGAGGCTCTAACTGTTCTAGGTGTAGCTGCTCCTGCATCCCAAGTAAAAGTTTTACCATTAAATATAGTTGCAACTAATACTTCTCCAAAATTATCAAGGCTCCAGTTTCCTGGATCCAGAGTCACGTTGCTTACAGTTCTAGCTGTTCCCCATGTAGAATCACCCCATAAATAAGTTCCCCATCCATAACCTTTAGTTTGAAAAGTAGGTCCTACAACGACATAAGGTTGAACGGTTGCTGAACCTGTTCCACTTCCACCTGGATTGACTGCTACTATAGGCGCTGTAATATCAAAAGTATTATTTGTTACATTTCTAATTTCAAAAGCTCCGTCTGTAAAAGTAGAAGCAGATGTAAATCCATTAGGAGTAACAGACATTGTATTAAAAGTAATATATCTTCCAGCCTCTAATCCATGACTGGTTAGATTAACAGTTACGTTAGCAGAACCTTGAACAGTGTCGAAAGTAGCTGTTCCAGATATTTGAGTATCTAAGGGCGTAATATCGTAAAAAGCTTCATCGTAGTATAAAAACAATCCTTGCGAAGTTCCAATAGCTACATATTTTTCACCTTTAAAACTAGTAAAAGCATGTTGAGCTCTTGCAGCTCCTGGTAAAGTTTCTTGAGCTACAGTTAGTTGTTCCCAACCACCTATTTTTTCAGGTAGTCCATATCTAAATCTAACAAAATCACCATCGACCCATTGGCCTTCGGCTCCAGAGTCTGTTGCTTGTTTATTAAAACCAGGTTTAAAATTGAGTTTCTGTAGCATAACTGCTGCATTATATAGGGTTTTTAATTTTTTGGTAGTATTATTTTTTGATGATTTTTCCGATTTCAGGTAGGTAAATGTAATTCAATTCACTGCTTTCAAATAACTCTTTTAAATCCTGCATAGTTTCTACCAAAACTTCCCCAGGTAAATTTAAGCTAGTATTAATTAATATAGGGACATTTACTAATTCATCGAAAGCTTTTATTAAATTATAAAAATGAGAATTATCTTTTTCACTTACCGTCTGTATTCTAGAATCATTATTTATAGATAAACCCGCTGTCAAAGCGTTTTCTTTTTTTATTTTAAAAACATACATCATATGAGGTGATTCCTCTATAGGCATTTCAAACCACTCTTTAGCTTTTTCTTTTAAAACAGAGCAGGCAAAAGGTCTAAACCATTCTCGTTTTTTTATCTTATTTAATCTATCATGAGAATCTTTATGCAGTGGGCTCATCAGCAACGACCTATTTCCAAGTCCTCTTTGACCTTGTTCACTTCTTGATTGAAATATTGCGACAGGTTCTTTTAATAATATCTCTGCTACTTCATCTGGAGTTGTATCTATAATATTATATTTGGAAAAAATACTTGCATCTATATCTTGTGGTATACCTAAATATATTTCGTCATTAACTATTTTATTTTCTAAATAATAATTAGCTGCTCCTAAACTTAAACCAAAATCACCATTAAAAGGATCACAAAAAACTTTATCAAATTTATTAAGTAGTTTTGAATTATATAAAACATTCTGTGCACAGCCCCCTGTAAAATGTATAGCATCTGTTATTTCCCATTTTTCTATAAGGTTATCCATATCATTTTCAAAATCATTTTGTAGTTTTCTAGGTCTTTCATCATGTAAACTCCAAGCCATGGTTTTTCCACAATCTAGTCCGTGACCAAAATATTTAAATGTAAATGCTTCGTAACGTGCACCAATTTTATTAGACTCTGTTTTTACATGTTTACCAAAAGAATATAAACTTTCATTCTCAATTCCTTTTTCATAATAAGTTCCATTACCATCACATACTAAAATAGGACGTATTTTTTGATTCCAAGTTAATCCACAATAAGCATGAAATAAATGATGATGTTGATTTCCATATTCATATAATTTTATATTTCTTAATTTTTTACTTTCATGAAATAATTCAAACCATTCATTTCTTTTGCTGTTAGCGTTATGAGCAAGAATTATTAAATCTATTTCTATTTTTTCAAACTCTTGTATTAAAGCTTTGCTTGGTGAAGGATAATGTTTAAACCTATTATATCTATCAAGCTGTGTATGCCACACAACTTTATTGTTTTTAATGTATGTTGCACATCCATCGTGTGATGGCCAAATTGATAATATATTCATTTTAATAATAATTAATATTTAATACACATCTGTAAGGTTGTTGACAGGAATTAGTAGTGCCCGTATGTAATTGATGACCATCAAAAGTAACAAGTCTATTTTCTTTACTACTAAATTTTTCACCTGTTTTAAAACCTGTGTAACCATTGTTAGTGTTTATATATAAAATACTCGTTTTCATGTTATCATTCTGACTTTGTTCATCTACATGATAACCATGTTCAATTATTTTATCTGTTCTAAAAGTTAAATTAAATTTCATTCTTATTAGACTTTTACATTTCAGTGCATTTAATAATGGAAATAATTCTCTGTAATAATTACTATTAGGTTCATTTTCTTGATATAATGAATGTGTCATATGTTTGTGAGTTTTATTGCTTAAAACTTTATCTATGAACCAAGGAAAATTAAATCCTAAAATATGTTGTTTGATATTATTAAAATAATCTTTATGTAAAAAATTATCTTTTATCATTTGTCTAATACTATGTTCCATTCTAACTTATCTAATAATTCTTTAACTTCTACTGTAGTTCTTTTATTGTCTTTAATATATTTATGTAATTCTTCTATATCTACTATAACCCATTTATTTTTATATTCAAATACAACTTTATCAGCTTTCGTTACAAAAGAACCTTGTTTACCTACTTGACCATCTTTTAATTTTAAAATAGGTCTAGTATCAAATTTAAATTTTTGATTTAATCTACCTCTCAAAACTCCTTCTACATTCCATAATTCTTTTTTTACTTGATTAGGATTAGCAAAATTAATTTCTTCTAAAACATCTTCAAATTTTTTATTTTTCATTTATTAAATCAAAAGTTACAACATATCTTTCTTCAGGCAAATGACACGGAGGCGAGTGTATCTCTCTACCATTGAATAGTGATAAAGAATTTTCTTCACATTCTGTAATTAAAACTGATGTTTTTTCTTTTTGAAACATAGTTCCTATCTTAGATTTATTCTTTAAATAATAAACCATGCTTAAATCTACATCGTGTTGATGCCAACAAATAAAATCACCAGTAGTCTTTAATCCCCAGCATTTTATTATTCTATAATTTTTATGATATTTTTTTACTTTCTTTAATAGTGTATTTAATGCAGGGTTAGGATTGAAGTGTAAATTAGATTCAGTTTGCAAGCCAGGGAAAGTATCACCCAAAACTCTTACTTCAGATTTTAAA